TGTCAAGGAAGCAAGGATAATAGATGAAAAAGTGCTGATTTTTCGGCACTTTTTTCTTTTTGGAGAATATTTGAAAGGTAGCTGAGATGTCTTTTTTCTGTATGCGGGAACAAGTCAGGATAAGATCAGAAATACACGAAATTGAAATTGACACAACGCATACAAGCTGAGAACGTATCAGGAAACAAATCCAGAACGATAAAAAACCATGCTGGGAGAGCATTTCTTCCCAGCATGGTTTTTTCTATGAAATGTAGATTTCTTCGTAAAATCCGCCCATTTATTTGCAGAAATTTCAGACAAAACAGCATCGAATCTGCTATCATTATAGCAGATTTTCAGAAAAAGTAAAGTATATATTTCTGAAAATTCATGAATAAATCATCAGAATCGGAGAAAAAGCAGGCGTTTTCTTGCTTTGAACAGTCAGAAAACTTGTCAGGAGGGATTTCCAATGCCAAGAAGAGGCAGCAACATTTACAAGAGAAAAGACGGTCGGTTTGAGGGACGTGTTCCCATCGGTCATAAAGAAGATGGACCGCTGAAATACAAATTTGTGTATGCCAGAACGCTTTCTGAGGTAAAGGAAAAGATGGCACAATTTCAAGTCGTTTTGCAAAGTCAGCCGGTTTCTGCTTTGAAATTAACTGTGGCAGAGGCATCTTGTCAGTGGCTTTCTGCGGCAAAACTGCGTGTGAAACCGTCCAGTTATGCGCACTACGAAAACATCATTCGCAATCATATTCTTCCGGATCTCGGAACAAAGTATCTTACGGATATGACAACACACCAGCTGAATGATTTTGTCTATGAGAAACTGCAAAGCGGCCGATTGTGCGGAACTGGCGGACTTTCCGCTCGGTTTGTACAAGACATTATGCGGGTTTACCACAGCATAGAACAGTATGCAGTGCAGGAATATCACATTCGTGGAACGCATTTCACTATGCCGAAAGCAGAGAAAAAGCAGCTGGATGTTTTGTCTTCTGAGGAGCGAAAGAAGTTGGAACAGTATCTTCTTCAGACAGGGCTGACCATTGATTTGGCGATTCTGCTGTGCTTGTTCACCGGTTTGCGTGTAGGTGAATTATGCGGCTTACAGTGGAGCGATATTGACTTTGAAAACGGAACACTTTCTGTAAAACGAACGGTGCAGAGAGTCTATCGAAACGGCAGTTCTGAGGTGCTGATCGGCTCTCCCAAAAGCAGAACTTCTGTGCGGACAATTCCGATTCCATCCTTCTTTTTGACACTGCTGGAAAAGAAAAAGCGGCAGGATTTTTTGTACCTGATTACTGGAAAAAGCAAACCGGCAGAACCGAGAACCATGCAGTATCGGTTTCAGAAAATTCTGAAACTTTGTGGTATCCGGAAGGTTCCATTTCATTTGCTTCGACACACTTATGCTACAGATTGTATTGCCCATGGGTTTGATGCAAAGACGCTGAGTGAATTGCTGGGACACGCTGATGCCAGTATTACTTTGAATCGATATGTGCATTCTTCTATGCAGATGAAGCAGGAATATGTAAAGCGACTGCAATTGACGGGATAATATTTCGCCGTCAAAAAATCGTATGGAAAATGCAAAAAGTATCGGAAACAGCGTGATTTTTTAGGCTTGAATGGTCAATGGGCGGATTTTACGAAACAAAAATGCTTCTTTCCTTTTAGTATCTCCAACGGTAAACCATCTATTCTTCTTGCTTTTTGGGATTTTTTATGGTATTATGGAAATAGAGAGATAGAAAAGAATAGAAAGGGGCACATTGCGTGATTCGTATAGCAGTAGTAGATGATGATTAGTACATTTCTTCTAGAATTGAAAGAATTTTGTTGTCGTATGATCACATTTCAACATATGATCTTGATATTGAGGTCTTTCAAAACGGGTTGGATTATTTTAAATATTTAAAGAACGAACACGATTTTGATCTGATTTTTTTAGATATAGAAATGTCTGGACCGAATGGTGTTGAAATCGGTCGCCATATTCGAAATGTAATGAAGAATAATATTACTCAAATTGTGTATATTACTGCATTTGATGGCTATGAGCAAGCATTATTCAAAGTTCGACCAATGGATTTTCTAAAAAAACCTTTTACAGATATAGACGTGATAAATACTGTAGAAACATATATCGAATTATATGATTCTGCGGGAAAATTATTTGAGTTTACTTCCCAGAGAAAAAAGAGAAAGGTTCCTTTTAATCAGATTCTCTATTTTAAGAGCAATGATAAAGTAGTTGATGTTATTACTATAGCTGAAAATGCATATTTTTATGGGAAACTGAACAGCATAGTGGAACAACTTCCATGCCAATTTCAGGTTATTCATAAATCGTATATCATAAATAAAATGTATGTAAAGAAGTATAATTATACGAATGTCGTAATGACGAATGATGATGTTTTAACGATTAGCCAAAATTATAGAAGCGATATGAGACAGTTAAATTTGTCTAAGAATAACAGCGGAAAGGAGTTTTTCTGTGACTAGAATGGAGTTGTTAGCATATCTTTCGGCAAATCTATTTCGAATATATACCCTATTCCGATTTACAGAGAATTTCTTTTCTGAGAGAAAAACAACTGTTAGATGGATCGCCATTAGCTTTTTAATTTATTTCTCAATAAATAGTGTTTGTTTTCTATGTTTTCCAATGATAGGGGGTAATATCCTTTCAAATTTAATTCCTTTTTTCTGCGTAACTCTATTTTATCGTTCAAAGACTTCTGTTCGAGTTTTGATAACAGTTATTGTGTATTCAATCAGCATATTTGCTGATATTGCATTATTTTCTGTTCAGCATTTGCTACATTTAAACTCTGTAGTGGTATCCTCTGGAGTAGCTACTTCTTTGTTAATTTTTTTGATAGAGCGATTATATGAGTACTTTTTCCCACAAGAAAAATTGGAGAAAAAGGCAGAAATTCATATAGAAGAACTGTTGTTAATTATCTTTATTCCATTGGGTAGTATTATAATTGCATTAAGAGGAATGAATCATGCCTTTGAAGATTATCTTCCAGAATCAATAATTTTATTCGCTATCAATGGAATTGTATTTTATATGTATGATGCGTTGAAGAAAAATGAGAAACAAAAGATAGAGAAAATGCAACTACAGCAGCAGAATTTATTATATGAAAATCAAATTCAACTGCAAAGAGAATCAGAAGAAAAAATGCGAATGCTTCGTCATGATATGAAAAATCATTTCTATCGTATGAAAACAATGGTTCATCAAGGGGAAATACCGCTACTGGAGGAGTATATGGAGCATATTATCAGTGAAACGGAATCTATTGTCCCGATTTGTCGTACTGGAAACTCGGATGTTGATGGCATTGTGAATGTAAAGTTGACCAAGGCACAACGAGAAGGAACTGAAATCCATTTAGATTTAAAAATACCAACGAAGTTAAATATAGATAGTTTCGACATGAACTGCATTCTTGGAAATCTATTTGATAACGCACTTGAAGCTTTATCGAAAGTAGATAAGAAAATTCTTTATTTTAGGATGGTGTATGAGAAGGGTGTTGTTAACATTTGTTTGCGAAATATGTTTGATGGTCAACTCAGGGTCAATGAGAAAAATCAACTTTTATCATTGAAACAAGATAGAAAAGAATGTCATGGACTTGGAATTAAAAATGTTGTAGAAACAGTAAAAAAATATGATGGTAAGTTTGAGTATGAGCAAGAAAAAAATGTTTTTTCTGTTTATGCGATGATTGTAGCCTGCCAAGCAAAACGCAAAAAAGTGACACGCAAAACACAAAAAACCGCTCTGATTTATCCGATTTACGGAAACCAGAGCGGTTTTTCTTATGTAATATAATTTTTTGAAATCTCATTTTGAGACAGACGAATCTGCTTCTTTTCCGGAATATACTCCAAAAGGTCACTCAAATTGCAATCTAACGCCCCGCAAATTTTATCCAGATGATGGACATTCAAGCGGTCTGCAAGCCCGTTATAAATCATACTGATGGTAGATGGACGAATGCCGCAAAGACGGGATAGTTCCGCTTGCGTCATCTGACGTTCTGCAAGCAGTTCGGAAAGATAAATCTGAATCATAAAATGCCTCCTATGTGTTCTTTTTACAGCAGCATAACGAATTTCGTTATTTCTTCTCTAAAAAAAATACATCAATAATTTTTAATAATAAGTTCCTTGTAAGTGCCTCTGGAAAGATTATTCGGTCGTTCTACGGAGCATATTTCAAAGTCACGGTACAATTCCCGGATAAATTCGCTGTCGTTATAAGACAGGATAAACCGTCCTTTTATACTGCTTAAACACTGTTTTAAACGTCTGTGATCGGCTTCTGAAAATGCAGCATCATAGTAATGCTCTGTCTTAAAATAAGGCGGGTCACAATAAAAGAACGCATTTGGTCGGTCATAATTGCGAATTAGGCTTTCAAAATCCTTATTTTCAATAACCACTTTTTTCAGCCGTTCTGAAATTGGAAGCAGATAATCTGTTGACAGATTTTTCTTGCTGCATCCAAAGTTTCTGGTATTTGCTCCAAAACTGATTTTGATCATAACATAGAACATCGCAGCCCTTTGAATATCTGTGAACCCTCGTATTTTCATCTGTTCCTGTATATCATCAAACCATTCCCTTGCATTGACATAGCCATCAATTTCTTTCTGAAGTTCTCCGCAGTGATACTTCGTACAACGGAACAAATTGACCAAATCCCGATTCCAGTCATTGTAAATTTCCAGCGGAGCCCGTGGCTGATTTCCGTAAAATAAAACAGAACCGCCACCGCCGAAAACCTCAATATATCGCTGAATGTTGTCTGGAAACAGCGATACAATCTTTTTGGCAAGCAGGGACTTTCCGCCAATCCATGGGATAAAACTTTTCATATAGATACTCCTTTTTTCTTCGTAAATTTTTCAATAAAAAAGAAGCCGCTTCCTGAGATGATCAACTTCAGGGAACGGCTTTTTCCACAATTAGTAGGTTGGGAAAATAAAAAAATTTTCATCTGGTACATCCAGATTGAATGAATTGATTATACCATGTTTTTTCATGATTAGTCAATCTGGTTATCTGTCGAATTTTGTAGTTTTTTGTCGATGCTGGCAACATGCCGCAAAATCTGCTGTAAGGCTGAGTCTTCTTCATCCAGTTCTGGTATCGTCTGCGTTGCTTTCGTGAATCCGTTTAATCCGGCATTCTGTATCATAGTCGGGTAATCCTTGTATGCATAATCTAAATCGACATCGCCGGAAATTCCTGGAATGCATCCCGTCCAACTGTACTGCCATAGTCCATAATCCCCAGCATAATCTGTTTGCTGTACGCCAATATGGGACAGAAAAATATCATAGCGATTTTTGACTGCCGCACTGAAATTACTTTCCAAGGCAGATTTGAATGTATAAATTGCCGTATAATAACCGGCATTTTCCAATGCAGTGCAAAATGTGGTGCTGATGGCATCGGCTTG